GACCATTTGACTGAAGGTTCGAGCCATAAGCATTTGGGCTATCGCAAACTGCAACACGGATAGAACTACCGTACTGACCAGGATACTTAGCAGCATAATAGATGTTCGAGTCAAATGTAGTTGAAATGAAACCGTTTGAATTAGTATTTGACCAAACACTGAAATAATTTGTTTGGTTAAGAACTGCTGGATTAACAGTATTTGCGGCAGCATTTGCAGGAGCATAAGCATTTAAAGCAACAGCTAATGAGTTAGCAGTTGTTGCTGATGAGTTCGAAACATATGAACCAGAAGTATTAGCAGCACGAGTGATGTAAAGGCTGTTACCATATGTTAAAAAGTTAGCTGCGGTGAACCAAGTTTCTGCATTGTTTGCGTTTGGATAACCGAATTGAGAAACTACTTGTGTTTCACTGCCGACGAGAGTTGGTAAACTTACTGGACCCCAATTGAAAATACCAGCGTGTGCACCTGTAGTTGTAGCAACTGTAGGAACAATCGTGGTTAAGTCAACTTCAGTAACATTTACTCCAGGACTAACTTGAAATGCCATTTTATTCTCCTTCCATGGAAGATAGTTTTAATTTAATCTTCATTATTTATAAATTTTGGTTTTCAAGCTCGGCCATCCAATTTGCAACAGTTACTGGTTCAATTATCGATTCAAAATCATCACCATTATCCACGAAACCAAATGGAAGAAGATCGTTCTCAATATCTTCTTCACTTTTCTCTCTTAGCTTCATTAATGTATTAATATTAGTATATTCTTTGAAATATTGTTGATCAGATAACCATCCAAAAAGCACAAGACCCATTACCAAGTCATCATGATTTCCAGGTTCAGCTTCGTAACTTTGACCTTTTCTTGAAAAAGTTGAAAGCTCATTAATTGTATTAAAATCATTAATAATAAGTTGGTTTTGTTCAATAAGAAGTTTAACTATAGAACAACCAACTGATTTAACAGTTTTAGTCGTACGAATGCCTTTATCGACATTTGCACCAAATCCAGAAGTAATACGTTTGCCACTTCTACCAGCATGCTCCGTAAATAACACATTTTCATATTCAAACTCATTATGCAACGTATGAGAAACTTGTTCACCAATATCATTAATTTCTACAAGAACAGATGCATTATTATATCTCTTGGCAATTTGATGAACAACACCAGCATAATCGGCTGGCGTTAACATATTATTGCGATAAACGCAAACTTGAACGTATGGCATCGTTGTAACATTAATAACACTAAATGCCGAATAATCTAACCCTTTACCTCTTGAAACGTCAGCAATTATAACATAAGCATTATTTTGCACTGGTGGAGCATAAAGAAATAAACCATCATCTTTATGAATTGGAGTTTGTGATACAAGTTGTTTTAATTTCCAACCTGCAATAAGAGTACCAGAACTACCCATAAATTCGACGTTGTATTCTTGGTCAAATTTTTCAGTATCAAAGTTCATTGCAGCAAGAGTATTTTGTTTCCATACCTCATCGCGGCCAGGAACTCTTTCGTAACCTACTCTGATTGGATTGTATCCATTTTTATTTTGTCTTGCGTTTTCCCAAATAGAATAAAAATGGTTTAAGCCGTTTGGTGTTGAAACGAGAACAATTTTAGATTCAAGACCAGATGAAATAGTAGGATAAACCGATGTAAAGAAGTCATCCCAATTTTCGATAAATGCAGCTTCGTCAATGAATAGAAGGTTAATAGAATAACCACGAATAGAATCAGTTGAAGTAGCAGCTGCGATAACACGGCTGTTATTCTCAAGTTCAAATGAACCTTTATTCCATTCTTTAACGCCTTGCTGAAGCCATTTAGGAAGATGTTGATAAGCAAGCTGCACACGTCCAAGAATTTCTCTGGCCGTATCGCCTTTGTTAGCAAGAAGGGCTACCGTTTTTTCAGCATGGAATAATATGTACCAAAGGATAAACGCACAAGTTGTTGTAGATTTACCTGCCTGACGAGCAGTAGCGATAACCGTAAACCGATTATCTGCCATAGATTTAAGCATTTCTTTCTGATAATCATAAAGCGTAAAACTAACAAGACCTTTATCGATATTGATAATTTTCATATATGTTTCAGTAAAATATACTGGATCATTGGAGCATTTTAAATACTCCTCAACCATAGTTTGATCAAACTCTATGGCTTGGTTGGATCTCTTAATAAGAGAATTGCCATTATAACCTTTTATCTCAGCCATTTTTCATACTCTCAATAGCTTTTTGGAGTTCAGCTGTAGAACCAACAAAAAGATTATTTGTCACGCTTTTAGCTTCATCATTCATAGGCGTATCAGCTGCACTAATTTCACGAATTTGTTTTTGTAATGCCAGTAAATCTTTATTAGCATCAAGCATTGTTTTCATAAGAGTACTTAGCACTTCGAAAGCACGTGGGTGTTGGCTTTGATCGGCTATCTGTGATAGTTTTTCCATTGCGAAAGCGCCATTCTGAATTATCTCATGGATATTAGAACGGGCCATTTCAAAATCAGTTTTTGCACTATCATCATGCGCTTTTTCGACAATAGATTTTATTGTATTGTCTAGCGGTGGAAGATTAAGAGCAGTACCTAAAGGGTCATTATTTGCATTTGTCATGATAAGTTAAATGTATTAGAGATATATCCAAAATCACTCGTTGCGGAAATAAGATTAGCAGCAATAGATTGAGCAGCATTAGAAGTAGGCTGACCGTTTGCTGTTAATCCTGGCTGAATTGTAGTATACAAAGCTGGACTTGTAAATCCAACAGCAGCTGCGATATTGTTTGATGTATCGTAATTGTTTGCTGTTGGCGAATAGAAAACCGTGTTTGCAAAAAGAATAATAGCACCAGATTTTACTGGACCATATAGGTATGATTTCATTGTAAAATCAAGAGTCCAAGTTAAAGCCTGTCTTTCTTTGAAGTCACCAGTATATGTATCTTCCTGTTGAACTGTACCAAGAATAACTGGTATATCATGTTCGACATTCATTTCCGGAATAAGACGAACTGTCGTTGTCCAATCTGGTGTAAAGAAAGGAAGAATTTGTTCAATAATTTTAGTTGCATCTTCAGTATTTTTAACCATAATATAAAGACGGAAACCAATATTGTATGGAACTGGAGTATATTGATAAATTAAAGAACTGGTAGTTGTATTGCTAGCGGCAGCATACTTGTTAACAGTATTTAGTTTTCTTGTAGAATCATATGTTATGTTAGTCATCTCAAATGCCATAAAAGGCATTGTTGGAGTTGCTGACTGTCGTTGAATAGATGGATCTTGTAAAGAACGGGCCAACATTTTTTCTTTTGGGCCATACGTAATTGGAACTTTAATAAAAGCTGTTTCATTACCAGAGCTGTCTGTTCTCTCAATAGCAATGTCGTCAAACAACGTACCGAAAAGAGTTACATATTTTCTTATTAAACTAAAATAAAAAGTTTGACGAAACATTAATAAGTGCCTTCACTGAATGGGTCAACTTCACTAAAATCGATAAATCCAGCAGAAGTATTAGCTAGATATTCATTATCAGTTCCAGGAAGAATAGTATTAAGATTATATTGTTCCATAACTAGATAATTATCGTCTTCATCAGTAAGCCAATTTCCTTGTTCATCCATAACGCTGTAATCAAGAATATTGGTGCTGAGATTTTGCTGCATAGAATCAATAGCTGGAATACCAGTGTTGAATATTTCATCTGAATATTCGAATAACTCGCAAGTCATTTTCCATGTATAGAGTTTGCCAAGCTGATAAAACATTTCGAATTTATCAACAAATTTAATTTGGAAACATTTATTGTTTAATGGGAAATATAAAAGGTCGCCTTCACGTGGTCTTATTAATTTAGTATAAACACCAACTTCTTCAGAGAAAACACGTTGGGCAATAGAAAACGTAACTTGATCGCGAATTTCAAGACCAAATTTTGACATAAAATTACCATCACCAGTAAACCCATTAATGTTTTCAATGTAGATAGGAACTGCATATGTTTGGGTATATGATGACTGATCGTCAGCTGTATAAAGTTGATCGAAATTATTAATATTTCTTGGAATAAAGTACATCTGCTCGCCGTATATAGAAATTGCTTCTATGATAAGGCTTTCAAGAAGATTTTGTTCTTGGGAGCTATTGAAATTATTAAAGAAAAAATTTGTGCTTGGCATTATTTTAATTTACCTCTAACCCAGTCATCACCTGGAGAAATATCATTTCTTTTATTTATCACACCATTATTCCACCAAAATTTAGATTTCATTATATCAGATCTTTTTTGTTTAGAAGCCGTTAGACTATTGCTTATTTTTTCTGATATTTTTTGTTTATCTTCTTTGGTTCTATTTTCCCATTTTTGTTTTGTTTTATTGGCCATATTATTTTTATATTCTTTGCTGCCAAATTTAACAGGATTATATCTATCTTCTATAGGAAATTTTTCAGCCATTGTTTTTTTCATTGACTGGCGACGTTTTTCTCTTACTTCAAGATCAGAACTTTTGTTATCTCTTTGTTCTAAACCAGCAAGATATTTTTCTTTAATATCTGGACGCTGCATTGCTTCTTTAGTTTTTTTAGAAATTTTTTCTTTTATTGTTAAAGAAGAATTTAAATCTGTAGTCCAATGTCCCCATTTGTGTTTACGTAAATTATAATATTTTTTACCGAGTTCTTCATTTTTTATAAGAAAAAGAAATTTATATTCCTCTTCAAACATTTGAACTTTATCTAAAATATTACTTTTCAATATACGTCTTTTGAAATCATTAGGTCTACGTCTATATGCATCTCTCATTCTATTTGAAGAACAGATATATCCATCATTAGCTGTTCCCCAATGACAACCTACATAATACATTTTACGTTTTTTGTCAAACCAAAGATATACAAATCCATATTTTTTCATATTAATACTCCTATTATTCTTATAGAAGTATTTATATAAACGAGTGTGTTAGCCGATCATATCAGAAACAGGAATTGTGTAATTAGTAATCATTTCCTGTTCTAGTTCTCTACGTTCCTGAGTAGCTTCATCATATATTTGCTGGCCATTAAAAGTCATACCTCCAGGAAGTTGCATTCCTTGATACTTCTTAATGTTAGTACCCCATTGTTGTTTAATTAATGCTTCAGCATAACGAGCTAACCAACGATCACCCCATGCGCGAGTGTATGTATCTGGGTCAACAACTTGATATGCTTCGATAATAAGGTAATCGCCTACGTTAACAATTGTCCAATCCATATCAATGAAAACTTGATTCATATGGCGGTTATAACGTAGAGGCTGTTGTCCAACAAGCATTTGCTCAAGAAATTGAACATGCTGTAAAGCCATGTAATATGGAACCATAGAAACTGATGTAAGCGTATACAAATCGTTTAATGCAATTTGATAACGGATATTGAACATATTATTAGTATTAAGAGCTTGACCGATTGGAAAAATATTAACAGCGCCAATAATATTGTCAGGCATTGTAACATAACGATTAATAATATCGTTTTGCGTTACTCTGTATTTGTAATATGTTTTATCAGCGCCATCGAAGTGATAATCCCACCACCAACGGATTGCTTCGTCGACACGATCATTTACTTGATCATCATCGACGTTAATCTCGATCACAGGTTTACCGAGCTTGCGTAAGCAATATTCAATAAAATCTGCTCTAGATTGTGGAACTGCCATTTTTTAATTTCCTATATTATTTAAATTATTGGTGCATTTAACATTATGAATATTCCCAGATGCGAATCATGCCTTGGTAGCCAGCGCCGCCAGCATAAGTGATTCCGCCGGTATAGTTAGAGTTATATGCGCCGCCACCGCCAGCTCCCCAACCAGTGCCGTTTCTTCCGCCAGTAGGCGTGGGAAAGTCGCGGTTTACGTTGCCGCCAATATTGGCTCCGTATGGAGTATCTACGGAACCACCGTATAACCCAGAGGCTGGATTGAGGGGCGTAATAACATAGTCCATATTCGATGCAGTTCCGGTCGAACCAGCCGCACCTTGACCAGCGCCACCACCCACGCCAGTGCCGCCCGTTCCGCCAGTAATCTGATACGTTACCGCATTAATCGTGATAGAAGTAGTTCCACCATTACCGCCAGTTGATGC